ATGTTTACTCAGGAAAAGAAAACCGCTCTGGTCACCGGCGCATCGTCCGGGATGGGCAAGTCCATTGCCCGCCGTCTTATACAGGATGGCTATCAGGTTTACGTTGCCGCCCGTAATGTCGATAAAATGTCTGACCTGGTCAGTCTTGGTGCACAGCCGCTGCGAATGGATATTTCTGTCGATGAGGAGATTGTCTCCGGCGTAAATACCATTCTTGCCGAGACCGGTGGTGTTGATGTCCTGGTCAACAATGCTGGGTTTGGCCTCTACGGCCCTGTAGAAGAGATCGGAATTGACGAGGCCCGCTATCAGTTTGAGGTCAATTTGTTCGGTGCTGCGCGGCTGACACAGTTGCTGCTTCCTGCAATGAGGAGCAGACGCTCGGGTCGCATTATCAATATCACCTCCATGGGAGGGAAAATGTACAGTCTCCTCGGGGCCTGGTACCACGCAACCAAACATGCACTGGAAGGCTGGTCAGACTGCCTCAGGCTGGAAGTCGCCGGGTTCGGGATTAAGGTTGTTATTGTTGAGCCCGGAGTGATAGAGACGGGCTTTGGCGATGCCGCCAGTGACAGTATTGTCAGACAACGTCTGGCCAGCGGACCGTATGGACACTTGGTGAAAATGGTGTCCATGTCGATAAAAAACACATACGGACAGGGAAAAGGCAGCTCACCAGAGATCATTGCAGAAGTCGTATCTCGTGCAGTGAATAGCACTAACCCGCGAACACGATATGCGGCCGGCAAATTTGCAAAAATGCTCATCCGCATGCGCGTCTGGCTGGGCGACCGTATCTTCGACCGTATTATTCTCAGCCAGACCCGCTGACAGGAAGCCAGCGCAATTACATTTTCATCAGATGAAGTAAATGCCATGACGACGAAAATCTGGTTCGTCACTGGCATGGCTAGCGGGTTATGGCATATATGGGCTGAAGCGCACTGGCTCGTGGAGATAAAGTTGCATATCCGCTTTTCGCTCAAAGCGGATCATTTCATCCCTATGCCCTCCCACCAGCCTTCATGCGCTCATATCTTGCTTTCAAAAGCTCCGCTGGTGTCGGCCCCTTCGGCGATAGCGGCGCAGTCAGCGCCCGACGAACAGGCGGAATTGGCTTCCCGGCCAGCGCCCGCTTTTCCCACATATCCAGAATATCGCTGGCTTCACGCTCGAGTTCTTTATGGCTCAACTGGCCATCGGTTCCGCGGCGCCGCAGTTCCAGACAGATGTGATAATAAACCGGCTTCGGCCAGGGATACTGCTCACTGCTCGGATACCGGAACACCAACTTGCGCCACTTCCAGTATTCAGCCATCACGTCAGCGGTGGTGATCTCCAGCACGCAGCGCCCTTCCCTGCACCACTTGATGAACTGGCCTGGCGAAGGCAGGAACGGGCGCTCCTGGCGACGCACCATGCGCATACCAGCCTCAACCTGATCCATGGTGTTTATCCCGTTTTCTTTGAACGCCAGCACCCACTGCCGACGGATCTCGTTCACATCCTCCTGGCTGCGATTAACCAGGCTTGCAGGGAACGCGGCGGCCAGTTGCACAAACAGCCCGTTGATAATCTGCGCCACCTGCTGCGTTTGTTCGCGTTCGGTGTACTGCTCTGGCAAGTTGTGCGCCACGCGGCGAGCCTGTTCCCGGTCAAAATTGCGAATGCTCTCGGCAAGATTTTTCATTCCAGCACCCCGTCAATCCAGTCGGTGTTATGCAGGTCAATGCTGCCCCGGTTAAGTTTTACCGTTCCGGTTGCGCGCAGCCGTTTGGTGGTGAGCTGATCCCACTGTTTGCGCAGACTTGAAGGGCTCAGGATGTTGTCTTTCCAGAACTCGTCCCGGTTGGCCCATTGGAACAGGTCACAAATTTCGTAGTGCGTGCGCTTGTCCTGAACACGCATCAGCCTAATGGTGTTTGCCCATTCAGCCCAGTTTGGTTCGGATAGCGATGCATTGACGGTGAGAAGCCTGTCGTAAATCCAGCGAGCGGCCTTGAGGTCGTCAGCGGATCCCCATGATTTACCTGCCGGAGTGTATATCCCGGCGGCAGCTTCTGGATGACGAGAGAGAAACTTTTGAGTTTTCTGGTTTCGGGATTCGTCAGAATTCCGAGACGAGGATATTTTATTATTGTTCTTGTTATAGTCTTGGGTGTCTACCGTTTCCGGGAAGGTTTTTCCCGTTTTCGGTAATACTTTTCCCGAGTTCGGGAAGACTTTTCCCGTTTTCGGTTTGTCTAAAATCCAGGCAGAAAGGTCAGTATTTATACCGACCTTTTTCATCACGCCCTGCTTCTGACTGAAGATAATTTTGCGCTCTGCGAGCGATTTGAGCGCATCAGAAACATGCGAGTCACTCAGCCCTGTAAGCTCAGCTATCACCGTGTTCGTCACACGGTCCTGCTTCTTGTTCCAGCCGTAGGTAAGCCAGATCACTGCTTCAAAACACTGCCACTCCCGGCCTGACATTCTCAGACGAGGCTTTAGCTGTTGGATCTCGTTAGCGACCTTGGTATACCCATTCGACAGGTCGGCCATACGACCTCCCGGTTGTTCGGTTCTGTGGGGGAAATTGATAATTTCAGCTATGTTTGACATACTTAGCTCCGCAATTACACTCCGTTTTTGCACCTGAAAGCCGTTGGTGTTCGAGCACCGCGGCTTTCGCCTTTTCTGAAGTCTTCACATTGCCCCCAGCATGGTTGTGACCATCGCCAGCAGCGGCGCCGTAAGGTCCGGATCGATCCTGAACATTTCGAAAATCCCCTCGCCTAACTCCTTCAGTTTTTCCTTCTTTGGTGCATCGAGCATCAGAGCTTGCTTCGCCTCACTCACCTCTTTTTCCAACCTAGCCATGCGATAAGCGAACGAGTCGTTCTTTATGACACGGTCGCAATATTTAATCGGTAATACAGACATGATCGCGGGCACCAGCTGTTCGACGTTCTTTCGGTACGATGCGGAGTCTTCTTTGTTGTCGAGCCAGCGGAACAGCTTCACGTTCCAGACATCGGCCTGGCCTGAGAAATCCACGCCATTAAGTTGAAGTTCTTCTGCCGCTTCTTGGATCTGAAGAGCGACAGCTATGCGCCCTTCTACCGCTGCCCAGGCTCGGACCGCTGAGCAGATATCGCGATGATCGATATCCTTCACTGCCGATTCGCTTTGATGACACTGGAATATCAGTGAATTAGAGGAAGCTCTGTTACTCTGTTGGAATGAAACAGTCTGCATTGTTAAGGCTCCTGTTTAGGTAAACCATCTGTGGGGTTTGGGTAGAGATCAGGGCGGAGTTCATGTGGAGTTACACCGGTAACAGCATAGATTTGTAAAACACGATCCGCAGGAACCAAGCCCTTATAGCGGTTGCGCCAATGACTGATAGTCATTGCACTCACAGATAACAGACCTGCTAAGCGTGCTGCTGTACCTGCTTTTGAAATAGCTTTATCAATTGCGTTCATAATTAGCTCCTTAATCACATACGAATTAAACATTTAGTTTATCTCAAAGTCAACATTTTGAATATTGAGGTAATAAACTTTTGGTTTAGAATCTTGTTATGAAAGAAAAAACTCATCAGACAGAACACCCGCAGGTGAAGCGGCTCAACGAGATACTTGAGTTGAAGAATTTAACCAAGGCCGACATTGCTCGCATTTGCGGTGTGAGCGCACAGTCGGTCAATAACTGGTTTGTTCGCGGTACCATAGGGAAAAGTTCAGCAATCAAACTGGCAGACGCGCTAGGGGTCAGTCTCGAGTGGGTTCTTGGTCAAGAAGTTGATGAAAAAGACGGTTTAAAGGCCGATGAGCGTAAATTACTTAAGCTCTACCGACAGCTACCTGATGATGAAGAAAAGCAAAATTTCCTTCGTGTAATCGCACTGCGTTTGAAAGAACTTGATTCAATTTATGAAAAATACATGAAGGGTCGGATCAAAGGTCAAGAGGACTGACTAACATACTAGCTTTCAGATAAAAATGAAGGATACCCAAGCAAGGAAATACTTTGTCTTACCATGAATTTAAACTCTAAGGTTTAACAATGCCGAGTGAAGAAATTCCTAGTTGGAATGAAGTTGGCGTAATCCCTCCAATGGATATGCAGCGCCCTACTAGTACACAGCGATCACCTTATAAGACCGATATCGTTAAATTAGTCGAGCGCTATTCATTTAGCCCTCAACGGATAGAAATACTCCGAGGATTCCTTCGGTTTCGGAATGAACTTTATAAAACAGGCTTAACTGACGGGTTTCAGTGGATTGATGGTAGTTTCATCGAAGATATTGAGCTTACTGAGAAACGCCCTCCGAATGACATTGATGTAGTTACTTTTTTTAATGTAGCGGCTAATGATACTCAGACTGAAATTGTTGCACGAAATCCAAATCTGTTTCTTCCTCAGATGGCTAAATGGAGAAAACAAGAGTTTAAGGTAGATTCCTATCTACAATCACTACAGGTGCCTAACGCTCAGCTTGTGGAAAGGACTGTATATTGGTACAGTATGTGGTCTCATAGAAGGGATCTTACCTGGAAAGGTTTTTTACAGGTTCCACTTTGCGTAAAAACTGACCAGCAGGCATTAATTGCTCTTGAATCAAGGGTTTCAGCGGGAGGTGAGCAATGAATCGCGACGATTACTTGTTCGTTGTAAGTGAACGAGATGCAATCCTAACTCTGCTGAACGAAACATCTGATGATGATGTTATTGGTAGAATGAGCCTTGAAAGTAGACTCTATGAATTAAACGAACAGCTTTCAAACATCGTCCTCGATGATCACCCTCCGGTCAAAGCCACCCTTACCTTCAAAGGTGGGCCAGTTCTTGGGACGTATGGCATAGCTGCAAACTTTGGAGCAAAGATTGTTAACGCGTTTAATGATGCTATTTCTCATGTAGCATCATCTTTTTCAGGGAAATTACCTGCAAAAGGCAAAATACCTAACGTAGACAACAATTTACTGATGATTACTGGTACTGCTAAAGGTTCATTCGGTTTTACTTTAGAAGAATTCAGACCGGATTCCCCTCTCCTTTTTGACGAAGAGTCCTCTGTACTCAAAGCGATCAATCAGACCCATTCTATCCTTGAAATGAGTCTTAAAGGAGATGATGACGGCTTAGCTGAAGCCATTAATGATTTAGACGATCGTGCTCTGGATAAAATTCGTGGTTTTGTTCAGATCTTAATCGACAATAGAACGACGTTTACGCTTAAACATAATAACTCTGCTTTAATTGCGAATAATATCAATGACATAGAACGAGCCGCATTTAAGTTAAGTCGTGATAGCGTTAAAGAAGAGCTTAAGCAGTTTGAGGTCATCTTCTTAGGAGCTCTACCCCATAAACGTCAATGTGAATTTGTTATGAGTGATGATGAGTCTAAATCAATTTTCATTGCAAAAATTAGCAACTTCATAGATAACCCAGATGTAATAAATGATCATCGAGGTAAAAAGGCGTTAGCAAAATTCCTCTGTACGCAGGTTGGAAATGGCAAGCCGAAGTACTCACTTAGAGAGCTTCCAACCTGGTAAATCAGCTCAAAAATTACTTCTTCATAAACATGCCTAACATCCAAAAACCCAGCTCAAGCTGGGTTTTTTTTATCCACAAGTACACAATCCATGCCAAATAAACAATATGTTTACTCGAGAATACACAAAATGTTGACTACACTATAAACATTGTGTTTAATGTCGTTACCAAGACGCACTACGAACCACCGAGGCAGGACGCCCACGAAGTAGCCGCCGACGGCATACGAATAGTCGGATGAGGTGGAGAGATTAACGCGCATCAGGTGTAAACGTTCCGCTGGCCGGCGATAAGGCATAAGAAAAGCGCCCAGCAGGACGCTTCGCTCTTTAAAAATCTGGGTATCCCTGAATGTTAGCTAATCCAGCTGGCATCAAGAGTGTAGTTAGAGGTATTCATCGAGTAAGAGGCATTACAATTATGGCAAATAGATTGGTGAAAATAGCATCTGGCATGAGCGTTATAGTACGGCTCTCCAGTAGGCTGAAGTATCGATACTATTCTCTTTGTAAAACACTGTGGGCAAAGATGCACTGTTACCTTCTTTTCACCCACAATCTGCTCCTTCGAATACACAAACGTACCAGATTCAAGTTGATTGAAAACATAACCTTCAGTCTGGGATTGAAAATCTTCGTACTCTGCAATTTTTGCTTTGAGAAGCATTGCTTCTTCTTCACGTTGACGGATCACATCACCGAGAGAGAAGCACTCCGCCTGAAGTGTAATTAACCTGTTCTGAAGTTCAATCGTGGCAGCTTTAACTTCCGCATCAGTTTTTGCGTCGTTGATGACTTTGGCTAAACCTGCGGTCTCTTTTATGGCGGCCATGGCAGCTGATAGTTCGGCAATCACTACGAATACTCTTCTTGTTGCTGGGGATATCCAGATTAAACGAATCCTTGTTGTTGGGGAATAGCAGGATCCACCGAGCCTGATGTGGTCAAAAGACAGGCATTACAAGGAGATCAAAGTGACTGATTACGCACGTAAGCCATCACGGCAACAGGCAGTAAAGCTGAACTTCTTCGAGGTGATTCTTCGCCGCCTGTGCTACTTGCTGGCGCAAAAGGGGAATCCAGATGTGTAACTCAACGAAATGCGGGTACTGCGGCAAGCCGGTTAAACCGGAGGAAGTAGTCAAAAGTACCCTTCTCTATCGCAACGGCTCACAGCTGGCGCGCAAAGAAAAAGAATACTGCTCTGAACGTTGTGCTTCGTACGACCAGATGGCCCACGAAAGCTAACGTAAAAGCCGCGCAAGGCGGCCCGTACGTCCGGTGCTCCCGACCAAAGTTACACCGGAAAACTACTTAAAAAACCAAAGTTCACCCAATGGGCGCTATCTCTGGCCCGGGGATCTTACATCCAAAAAAGAGGATCTCACATGGAATTTTTCTATGTAGTTAAGGCTACGCAGAAATCTGGCAAAGAAGACGCAGTGATTTGGTTCACTGCGAAATCAGAAGCCCGTGCAAACCTGCAGCTCGATGTTGAGCTGGAAGATGCTGGTATTGAAACCGGACGCGGTAAGGATTACGCCAAACCGGTTCGCACCGATTTCCCTGTTTACAACGATCTGCCTGAAGAAAGCACAGTGGATTACACCTGGTGCAAACGCTACGAACTGCAGGACGATGGACGCACCTGGCTGCCAAAGGCTGGTGCTGAGTCGACTGGTCCCATGGACAACACTGCCGCACCGGATACGACCGTTAAAGTCGAAACTATCGTCGAAAGTGTCCCGCTTGAAAACCGCACTCCAGCGGTTCGTTTTGCCGTCCACCTGACCAGCGACAAATACCAGTCACATATCACTAAAGAGCAGCAGCTGGCTGCCAGCGAAATGTCACTGGATGAAGGCAACACCTATCTCCAGAACCTGCTGCTGGCGAAGAACGACACCCCTGAAGTTGCCGAACTCAGCCTGAACGCTGAGTGGAAACTGGTACAGGCAATTAAGCAGGTATTCGCGCCAGATGAAGAGCACGAAGTAAAGCTACTTGCTGCTTTCATGGCCGACTGGTTGAGAGTAGATGCCGGCGACCGCAATGAGGTAGTAAGAGAGTGGAGGAGCGGAAAGCTTACTCTGCTCAAATCAGAAAGAACCAGCGACGCCGATTTTACAACCGATCAGGTTCCAGAACCTGAAAACGGTATTCAGATTGACGAGAATGATGACGAAACCACACGTTATCCGGTCGTTCGTATGCCATTTCGCAAGCAGCTACTCGCTCAGTTCACCGCCGACGAACTGCGCCACCACTTAACCCGCGAAGAATACGAAGGTATCAGCGCGCTGGAAATGGACACAGACAACAGCTATGTCCAGAACCTGCTGCTGGCGGCAGAAAACTGCGAAGAGGTGAAGGGTTACGATACCAAAGACCTGTGGCGCTACACCGACGCCATTCGCAAAGTGTTCAGCCAGGCGAAGCGTCACGAACTCGCTTTGGTTCTCCGATTCACCAGAATCTGGGCGGCGACCGATTACATTGACCGCGGCACTCTGGTTCGCAAATGGGCGGAAGGTAATCGCATTTCTGAAGTTGGCACCTCTGCACCTTTAGAACCAGAAAAACCAGAAACTACCAAATCCTATAAACGCGCGGTTGCCCAGAACATGGCGAATCTAAGCATTGAGATCGCGATTGCTCAGCTGTACCCAGATGCAGTACCGGGACAAATCAACCGTACGCAACTCCTGGCCGCCAAAGAACTCGCTGACAAAAAAGATGAGTCGCACGCCAAGGCGCTCAAGGTTCTTGGTAAAACTACCGACATCCTCGACTACGACGCCAACAGTATTTTTGGAGTTACCCGCGCTATTTCATGGTCCGGGGAAGAAAGCATAACCGAACTGCGTAGCCAGGTCCGCGAGTGGTTCACGGCGAACGGCATCTATGAAAGTGGTGAGCGTTCTAAAGGCTATCCAGAATGGAGCGAAGACTCCCGCGCGGTTCGTCATTCCGCCATGGAAGAACAAAGTACATCCCGCAAACCACAGGTTGCCAGCTTTGGTGGAGGCGTGATCTCCATCGATGGGCTGATGGGTGGAAATACCGAACCGGTCGTCGATACCTCCTCAAATGAAGTCGAAAAAACGGAAAACACAGCGGAGACCACCAGCGATGTGCAGATGGAAACGGCTAAGCCAGAGAAAGACGAAGATGTTGGTTCGGTACCACCGGGCGAAAGCACTGATGCAGCTAATTCGCAGACAGATTCCGTAGAAGCAGACCAGTTGCAGGAAACAACAATTGACGTTCAGGAATCGAACCCAGAAGTGGAGTTCCCTGCAGACTTCGAACCTGGCCGATACGAAGGCCTACCGAATGACGTTTATCACGCAGCGAACGGCATTAGCTCAACCCAGGTGAAAGATGCCCGCGTCAGCCTGATGTACTTCAACGCGCGCCATGTGGCTAAAACTATCCCGCGCACAGCATCCAAAGTGCTGGACATGGGGAACTTGGTGCATGCCCTTGCATTGCAGCCGGAAAACCTCGAAGAAGAGTTCAGCGTAGAGCCTGAGATCCCAGAGGGTGCTTTCACCACCACCGCAACTCTGCGCGAGTTCATCGACGCGTACAACGCCAGCCTGCCGGCACTGTTGAGCGCTGACGAGATTAAAGCGTTGCTTGAAGAACATAACGCATCCCTTCCCACTCCAGTGCCGCTTGGCGCGAGCCTGGAAGAAACGGGTCAAAGCTATATGGCTCTCCCTGTTGCGTACCAGCGTATTGAAGAAGGCCACAAGCAAACGGCAACGTCGATGAAGGCATGCATCAAAGAGTACAACGCCACCCTGCCCGTACCGGTTAAAACCAGCGGCAGCCGTGATGCGTTACTCGAGCAATTAGCGATCATCAATCCTGATTTGGTCGCACAGGAAGCGCAGAAACCGACGCCGCTGAAAGTGTCTGGCACCAAAACGGACATGATCCAGGCTGTTAAGTCGGTTAAGCCCAATGCCGTGTTCGCAGACGAGTTGCTGGATGCCTGGCGCGACAACCCTGGCGAAAAGATTCTGGTTACCCGCCAGCAAATGGCCACAGCGCGGGCAATTCAGTCTGCACTCCTGGCGCACCCGACCGCGGGCATGCTGCTGACACATCCAAGCCGCGCCGTTGAAGTGAGCTATTTCGGTTTCGACGACGAAACCGGATTAGAAGTGCGTGTACGCCCTGACCTCGAGATTGAACTGGGCGGCGTGCGCATCGGTGCTGACCTGAAAACCATCAGCATGTGGAATGTGAAGCAGGAAAGCCTGCGCGCCAGGCTGCACCGGGAAATCATTGATCGGGACTACCACCTCAGTGCGGCTATGTATTGTGAGACCGCGGCGCTGGACCAGTTCTTCTGGATTTTCGTCAACAAAGACGAGAACTACCACTGGATCGCCATCATCGAGGCGTCCACCGAACTGCTGGAACTGGGCATGCTCGAGTACCGCAAAACAATGCGCGCCATCGCAACCGGATTCGACACGGGCGAATGGCCAGCGCCGATTACTACCGATTACACAGATGAACTGAACGATTTCGACCTGCGCCGCCTCGAAGCGCTGCGCGCTCAGGCTTAAGGGGGATTTATGCATAACACTAACGTTACCGTTGCTGACCAGAACACCGTTATTAACTCCAACGTGGCTTTGTTTGATTCCCAGTATCTGAACGCCATCAGCACATTCGCGCAGATTATGGCCCAGGGCACCGCTACTGTTCCTAAGCACCTGCAGGGCAATCAGGCCGACTGCATGGCTGTAGCGATGCAAGCGGCACAGTGGCAGATGAATCCCTTTGCCGTGGCGCAGAAAACGCACCTGATTAACGGTGTGCTCGGGTATGAAGCGCAGCTGGTTAATGCCGTCATTTCACGAAGCGGCGTGCTGGCCAGCCGCTTTGAATATGAATGGTACGGACCATGGGAAAAGGTTGTTGGGAAATTCCATATCCGTAAAGGCGACAAAGGCGAGTATCGCGTCCCGGGCTGGACCCTGGCTGACGAAGCCGGGATCGGCATTATTATCCGCGCAACCCTGAAAGGTGAAGATCAGCCAAGGGAACTCGATTTGCTGCTGGCTCAGGCCCGAACCCGAAACTCTACCCTGTGGGCTGACGACCCACGCCAGCAGCTGGCATATCTGGCTGTCAAACGCTGGGCCAGACTGTTCTGCCCGGATGTGATCCTGGGCGTTTACACCCCTGATGAATTGGATGATCGCCGAGAAGAACGAGAGGTAAACCCGGCACCGGCGCAGCACGTTAGCCTTGCAGACATTTCAGGTGACAACGTCACTACGACTCAAACGGCTCAGGAATCAGCTCAAAATATTGATGCACTTGCTGATGATTTCCGTGACCGCATCGAGGCGGCTCAGGATGTGGATAGCGCTAAAGCTCTGCGAGCAGATATTGAAACCGTGAAAGCAACACTGGGTTCTGCCCTGTTCACTGAGCTGAAAAACAACGCCGTGAAACGTTATTACCTGGTTGATGCACGGAACAAAGTCGAAGCAGCCATCAATTCCTTGCCATCTTCAGATGAGCCGGATTCAGCTGCGCGGTTCGCGGAAGTAGAGCGCGTTCTTGCAGCGTCGAAACGCCATCTGGGCGACGAATTGCATGGTCGGTTCAGCATCACCCTGGCGGATATGAAACCGGAATACGTGGACTAACGAGATCGGGAGGGGAAACCCTCCCTCAAGGAGAAGAAATGCGACTGATTAATCGAGGCAGTAAGCAATCCCCTTTGGCTCGCCAGGCATGTGAAATCGCACTCGCAGCCCACCAGCAAAGATACGGTGACTATGGGCGCAGCAAGATGAAAGAGACTTATACGGTGAGAGTGGAAGGCGTGAAGGTCTGGGTTGAAGTGGTCAGCTGCAAGGCAAGCTACGTGGCCACAGCAATGACCGGCATGCGCCGACTGCGATCCTTACCTGGGCAGGTGGCCTGATATTGAAATATCACACTACATGACTTTGAGAGCTCATATTTATCAAACTGGAGGTTTTCATGGGACAGCTCGTTAGCTTGGAGGATTGGGCTTCCGGTCCAAATGGCTTCAAGCAACCACCATCCAGAGCGGCGCTGCACAAGATTGCTAGAACAGGACAAACAATCCCAAGGGCGCTGAAACAAGGCCGGCGGTGGGTTATCGATGAAGAGGCCAAATTCATTGGTATGCTCGCATCGCCGGCTCTACCACCACGCATGCCGAAAGCGGTTAAGACGCTTATGGAGAGAGTAATTAATGGCAGCCAGACCACGTAATCACAGGGTTGATATCCCAAATCTCTACTGCAAGCTTGATAAGCGTAACAGCAAAACCTACTGGCAATATCGGCACCCTTTAACCGGTCAATTTATCGGTTTTGGTACCGATCAAGAGGCGGCCAGACTGGCCGCCTCTGAATTGAATCGTCTTCTGGCGCAGCAGGAAACTGCCCAGTCGTTTGCCCTGATAGATATGGTCAGCCATAAGAAAGTTAATTCCAAGAAATCGATGAGGATGCGCCTATGGATTGAACGGTATCTGAAAATTCAGGAGGAGCGACTCAGCAATAAAGAGATAAAAATTAATACGCTTAAATCAAGAAGGACATGCACAAACGTACTGGTTGAAAGGATGCCTGATGTTGGCATTCAGGAAGTCACCACCAAAATGCTGGCAGCCATTACAGACGAATATAAAGCCAGAGGCAAAGCACGAATGGCGCAAACGCTCCGCAGCGTCTGGATTGACCTGTTCAAAGAAGCGCAGCACGCAGGCGAAGTTGAACCGGGATATAACCCGGCGCTAGCCACAAGAAAAGTCGTTGTCCGGGTAAGTCGTTCGCGACTGAACCTTGAGATGTGGAAGGCGATATTTGAAGCGGCCTCCAATATGGCGCCCTACGTCCAAAACTCCATGCTTCTGGCAGTTGTCACCGGGCAACGGCGCGGCGATATAGCCAAAATGAAGTTCTCTGATGTCTGGGACGGTCATCTCCACGTTGAGCAGCAAAAGACCGGGGCGAAACTGGCTATACCGCTCTCGCTACGCTGCGAGATGTTGGATATTACACTGGCGCAGGTGATCAAGCGATGCAGGGATCGGGTCGTCAGCCCCTGGCTTCTCCATCACGTGACCTCAAGCGGTAATGTGAAAGCAGGCGATCAGGTTGGCGAGAACAGCCTTAGCGTCTCCTTCAAACTCGCGATCGACAGTACTGGCATTTCCGTAGAGGACGGGAAAACAATGCCCACTTTTCACGAGCAGCGATCTCTATCGGAGCGTCTGTATGAGGGGCAAGGCATCAATACCCAGCAGCTACTAGGTCACTCATCAGACAGGATGACAGCGCAGTATCATAACGATCGCGGTCTCGAATGGGTGAAAGTGAAGGTGTAG